GATCGCTGACCGGCTGGGCTTTAGCTTCGAGGTGGTGCCCAACTGGTCGATCGAGGACGGCATAGAGAGCGTGCGGGCGCTGATGCCGCACATGTGGATCAACGACCAGGCCGGATCAGGTGGGGATCGGCTTGTGGATATCCTCAGCAATTACAGAATGGAGTTTGACAGCGATCATAGAACGTTCAAGGTGAAGCCACTGCATGACTGGACCAGCCACGGGGCCGACGCGCTCCGTATGTTGGCAGTGGCCTTTGATCCTAATCGCCTCTCAGTAGCGACGGTAGGACGCAAAAGCCGCCGCTCCGAAAGGGCACAGTTGCAGTGGCGGTTCTAGGCAAATCACGCAATACCAACACTCGCGAACGTGATGTCGTCACGCGCCTGCGTCAGCAGGTTGAGGCGGCGATAGACAACTCCACCAATTCCAATCAGCAGCGGGCGAGAGCCTGGCGTCAGTTCGCCTTGGAGCCTAACGGCACCGAGGACGACGCCCGATCGGCAATCCAGTCATCCGATGTCAACACCATGGTCAGCGCGATCATGGCGCAGATGGTCATTTCATTCAGCACAGACACGGTAGTCAGCTATGAGGCGAACTCAGCGGAGGATGAGCAGGCGGCGGCAATGGAGAGCAGAGCCGTCAACAGAGTTGTTGTGGAGCAGAATGGTGGATATCAGCGCCTTCTTGACGCAGCCCAAAACGCGCTCCTTTATCGCACGGCATACGTTAAGGTTTGGTGGGCCGACGACATTGACCAGTTCGTACTTACTGTTGAAGGTGTGGAGCGGGAGGAAGTCCCGGTTCTGGTCGAGAGTGAGGTTGGAACGCAACGACGTCTGGTTTCGTGGGACCCGGAGAGCAAGCGGGCGCGGATTGATGTCACCAAGACAAACAGACGCCTATCTGTTGCAGCAGTTGACAACGGCCTATTCTTTATTGACCCGGATCACGACGAAAAGGAATTGGCGAACTGTTCGCTATGTGGGGAAATCCTCTACAAGACGCGCGATGAACTCAGCCGCATGGGCGTACCCTGGAGCATCGTGAAGGAATTGCCGGCCGTCCAGAAATGGAGCCACGAGGAAAAGACCAACAGGCGCCGGGGCGACAGGTGGAACGCTGTCGATCCCATTGGCTTTCAGAACGACATCGTGCGGATATTCGAGTGCTATGCCCGCTTCTCGTTTGACGAGGATGCGGATCGTGCGACACTCTATAAGTGTTTCATCGGGGACAAGACCAAAGCGAGCTTTGGGTTCCTGCTGGAGCCGGAACCAGTGTCGCGTGTGCCCTATGCCGCTGGTTCCGCCTTCCCCATTGCCAACAGGCATCAGGGGGAGAGCCTGGCCGAAAAGCTCTACAGCATCCAGGAAGCCAAGACGGAGCTGATGCGTCAGTGGCTGGACAACGTCCAAGTCAACTCGATTGGGCGTTATGGCGCTGTCGTCGGCCAGGTCGAAATCTCCGACATCATGACGCCCAAGGCGGGCCAGCCTATCCGCATGAAGTCGCCGTCTGCACTCATGCCGATCCCGGTCAACGATGTTGGTGCCTCGATTGGCCAGGCGCTGATGTATCTGGATCAGCAGCGCGAGGAACGCGGCGGCGCTGCCTTGGACATGGTGGGCAGCGAACAGCAGCTCGCCCAAGAGACCGCGGCCGGCACTGAGCGCGTCTATGCCAGCAAGGAGCTGATGGTCTCGTACATGATGCGCAACATCAGCGAGACCCTGGTGAAGCAGATTTACATGCTTGGTCACGCCGAATTGCGGGACGGCGAGAATGGGCCGATCAGCGTCAAGTACGGTGAGAAGTGGATAGAGGTTGACCCCGCGACCTGGCCCGCGCGTGCCCACTGCAACGTCAAGGTTGGCTATTCGATGGGAGAGCGTCGTCAGATTTCCAATACGCTCTTTCAGTTCATCCAGCTCCAGCAGGCGGCGATGGCTGCTGGGCTGGATGGGCAACTTGTCAGCAAGCAGGGCCTCTACAAGAGCACTGTGGATTGGCTCAACGTTTCGCTGGTGGATAACCCGGAAGCCTACCTGATCGATCCTACGAGCGAACAGGCACAACAGGCTGCGCAACAGGCTGCGCAGATGGCCGAGCGGCAGGCGCAGTCGCAGAAGGAACTCTTATCGCTGCCAGAGCAGATCAAGGCAGCGTCCGCGCAATACAAGACCGATGCCGACACCCTGACAACGATGTTCAAGGCTGTGTTGGAGGCGACGGTCAAGGCGAACACGGATGAGGTGGGGGCCAATGTCGAAGTCATTAGAGCCGCAGCTGAGGCAAAAGCTGCGCAAGCTGCTCTTACCGGAGGTTCTGACAATTCTGGAAAGGGAAATGACGGACGCGGCTCTAATGGAAGCGGCGCAAAGTCCAGAGCCAACGGAAGTGCGAATAGCGCGCGCGATAGCGCGAATTGAGGGGATTGGCTATGCCTGTGGATACCTCAGCCAGCTCGATTTCGGACAAGAGGCGCCAACAGGCGAGGGAGATGCTGACGAAGCAGTTGGACGCATCAGAAGGCGCCGCCCAATCAACGGACCGGACCTCGCAGGCGAGACGGAACAACCCCTCTTTAGAGAAGCCGAACAGGGCGCCGAAACGCAGTGACGGGGACCGCATAGACAAGGTTTTGGCAGCGATCAGCGGGCGAGAGACTGTTGCCGCTGCCGAAAATGGCCCGGAGGCGGGTCAGAAGAATGCAGGCCGTGATGACGATCCCCGTGAGTTGGACACACCACCCCCTCCCGGCTCACACCCAGATCAACAGCGGCCTGCATTCGATTTAGACGACGACGACCAGGAGGAACCTGAGAAGAAGCCCAGGAAGGTTCGGGCAAAGACGTTGGGGGAATTCGCTGAGGAACTAGAGGTAGAGCCAAAGGCGATTTATGACCTGGCGCTGACCGTGAAGGATGGCGAGACGCCAATCACCATCGGCCAGCTGAAGGACCACTATAAAGCCACGAAGGATTTCGAGCGCACGAGCCAGGAGTTCGAGGACTACCGGTTCCAAAGCCAAAACGAAATCATCAAGGGTCGCAACGAGCTAGACGGTGTCCTGGAGCGCATCGCAGCGGTAGTCCCGCGCAGGGATATGGAGCATATCCTTGTAGGTGTCCGCGACCAGGCCGCCCAGATGAAGGCGAGTGCCCAAAAAGAGTTGCGGGAATATTTCCCTGAGTGGGACGACGATGAGCAGCGCCGCAAGGCAGGGAAGAAGATGGCTGGCTGGTTGGTCAGCTATGGCATTCCCGCGGAGGTGCTCAACAATCTCTATGACGCAAAGATCATCCGCATGTTGTGGCACATGGGCCAGAAAGCGGAGCGTTACCAGAGCTTGAAGGCCGGCGAGCGTGAGAAGCGCCCGTCAACAGAGCCTAGATCGTCAAGGCGCAAGCCGGCTCCCACTCCATCCGAAACCGCACGCGACCGGATTCACAAAGGTGACAAGGTTGGAGCCGTCGCGGCTCTTTTAATGGACAAAGGCAATGGCCACGACAAATCTAGACAGCGCTGACTTGAAAGCGGTACTTGCGGGCGGCCTCATCAATGAGGATGTCATGCAATCCATCTTCGACATCTCCGATATCAAGCTGGAATTCACGAGCCGCGCCGGCAAGGCGTCACACGAGAACTCTTATGCCGAATGGACCAGTGACAAGCGGCAGGCGCCCAACCTGGCGAACAAGGTTGTTGACGGCGCCGACATCGTCCAGAACGATACGGCCGTTGGCAAGCGGCAGGGCAATCACGGGCAAATCTCGGTCAAGGCTGTCCAGGTGTCCTCAAGGGCCGATGCGTCCGATGCGATTGGGCGTGCCAGGGAAAGCGCCTACCAGATCATGATGCGCGGCGACGAGCTGCGGCGTGATGTGGAGGCAATCAGCCTGAGCGGGCAAGGCTCGATAGCCGACGACGGCGCCACCATTGCCGGCCAGACAGCAAGTGTGTTCGCACAGTGCAGCGTCAACAAGAATTTGGGCGCTACTGGTACAATCGGTGGTTTTAATACGGGTACCAAACTATTCCCGGCAGTTGGTCTGGGCACAAAGCGCGGTATTACTGAGACAATACTAAAGAACATGTTCCAGACGGTTTGGACGAACGGCGGCGAGAATGCGTCCGTGCTGATGTCAACGGCTGGTGT